AAGCTCACGAACATCAGGTTTTACAACAATTTTGTCTGCTAATGGCTTGAGTTTCATGCTTTTCTTGGCCTTCCTGGTTTCTTTTTTGGTTCAGAAATCAATACTGGTTCAGTCATCATTTGATCTATTTGCTCTAAAGCTAGACTTTCAGTCAGTTGCCATTCGCCACACCAATCGTCATTGGATTTATTAACGGCAGAAGGGAATCGCTTACAGATTCCCATGCGTTCACCTACAACGAAAAATAGACAGGAATTACAACTGTCTTTATTCTTTTCTACAGCCATCTAGTTCTCCGATTACTATTTGGTTAGAAAGCCTTGGGAGGTCACGCACCCAGGGCTTTCGCATTACATAGGGTCTTTTTCGTTTTTATCTTCTGCGCCATAAGCTGTGCGCTTATGCTCATAGCAAACACCAGCAGTACGGCCTGTGTTGAACTCTTTGTCAGAGCCAATAGCATCTTCTTTGCCCATAGCGACACCGCCACGAACTGCTTTAGCATGACGTTCGCCTTTAGTATCGGCTGCATCAGCACCTTTAGGAACTACTACACCCTTGGCTGGTACGCCTTTAGTGCTGTTTGGATTAGTTGTTTTGCCCATTGCCATTTCAATTTTCCTTTTGCAAAAGAAGCTACAAATCGTAGCTCCGTTAATTTTAGGTCAATCTTAACCCATGTCAAGCATTTTAATTAATCTGATAGCAGCATCAACTGAATCTATCCGACTGACTGCTCCACCTCGCCAGGTTTGCATAAACTTAATCTGAGGTTCGGTAAAATTGGCTTTATTTGAAGATTTAATTTCTACTAAAACTGTTTTTCCTTTATATCCCACTAAGCAATCTGGACAGCCTTGGCCTACTCTGGATAAATCAAGGACAGAAGCTCCTAAAGCAATAAATGTATGAAATATGAGTTTTTGATTTTCATCCACTCGTTTTTTGTAATAAGTCATTGGTTTTTTCTATTAATTCTTCAGGGCTTATTCCCCAATAAGATGTAAATCCTTTAGCCCCAAGTGCGTGATAACTGGAATCTCCAAGTCGATGATGGTAAACGCATAATGGGATGACAGGCGCAAGATTTCTTTTTCCTCCATACCTTCTAACGTGATGCATTTCCACTTCTGTATCGGTTGTTTCAACTCCTTGCTGCCTACACAATATGCAGCCCAATCGTGCCAATTTTGCATAAATCTCTTTTTCTGCTTTGGTTGCCATTAAAAAAGTTCCGTTAAATCGACATATTTAAACAATGATTTAGGAACATCATAATAAGCTTCATGCTTAGTTTCATCACGCATTTCTATGGTTGGAAAGCTTAAAGCCCTTGTTCCTGTGATCCAGTAAGCATGAGTCATATCTTGGTTTAATGCAAAAAACAGCGTTTTAGGTACTTCTAGCATATGTTTTTTTCTTACAGGCACATGAATTGTAGGAAAAGGACAATGGGGATTCCAGGATCTAACCTCAACTTCGGCAAACCCTACAGGAACAGAGCCCCTATGAATAATTAAGTCTGTGCCATAAATATCAGGATTATCTAAAGCTGTAAGCCCCCATTTCATAGAAATCCATTCAGCTACCGCAGCTCTAGCTGGAGGATCGTATTTGTCATGAAGGGCCTGATCAAACTTTTTTATCTTCACCAGCAATATCCTGTAGTTTTAAAGCCATTTCTACTAAATCGGTAGCAATTTGATAGGCTCTTTGCTTATCTTGCTTAAGCATTGCATCGTAATACCCATTTAAAAGCTTTTTGGATACTAAAAAAGGTAAGCTAAAGTCTTTCATTTACATATTTCCTTGTCTGCGATTTGAGGATAAAGTGCGCCAAATATCAATAATTCTAATTTCATGATTTCTTTGATTGTCGATTAATTTGAAATCTTTAAAAGCTTGAATATGGTCTAAAACTGCTTGATTGTATTTAAGGCTCGCCTTGGCTTTTGCTTCTCTTTCGGCTACTGTGCCATCAGCCAACAAAAACTCATGCGCCTGAGCTTGTTTAATGCCTTCCTCAAGCCTTTTTACCTCACCACCTAAGTCTGCATGATTTTTATCTGTATCGGAAAGAAAAATTAAAGCTTCTTCTACCCTATTTTCTGTTAATTGTTCAAGATTCATTTCCATTCTCCATATTGATCAGCCCTATTTCCTTTAATCCATTGATCCTCAAAATCTCTTATTAATTTCCAATCCAACTTATGTTTTCGTATATATTCCCTAAAAGCCTTTAAACCCCATTGTTTGCGCCACATTATGAGTTGGCGAACAGCGCATTGGTGGCGATGCTTTTGCTCATTCATCTAATCGTTTTTTAAGCAATTTCCATGCGGTTGCTGCACAAAGTGGCACTTGTCCATTTCCAATGGCTTTAAGTTTGTCCACCCTGGCGGCCACCCCATCAGCCACTCTACCCATGTTGGGTTCAGATTTCCACCAACAATGTTCGGCAGTTGCTCTCCATAATTTTGTGTTTTCCCTGATGCAGAAACTCTTTTCCCAGTTTTTACTGCTCCTTTGTAATCTCTTGCTGCTGGAGTTGGAAAATTCTTCTGCTCTTTCAACACCATTGCAGTTAATCCATTCTGATGATTTTCTCTTATCGTAAGGTTTGCTTTGTGTTCCGAGCTTAGTGGAGTAGGCCAATGTTTCATGTTGCTCACCTGATCTCTGAGATTTGCTGGTTTGCTTCTGTTCGGCCTTGCTACTGTTGCCTCCCTCAACAAAGCCATTTCTGATTTTGGTGGCAGTTTGTCCATTGTTGTTGGGGTAGCCCATGTTTCTTGCAACAATCCAAATTCTATCTCGTTTGTGGTTTGCGCCAACATCGGCTGCCGATAACACTCCCCATTCCGCATCGAACCCCAGCGAGGCCAAATCTCCAAGGACTGTTCCAAGTCCTCTATTAGTGAGCATTGGGCTGTTTTCCACAAAAGCGTATTGGGGTCGTACTTCGCCAATAATTCTCGCCATATGTTTCCACATTGAACTTCGGCTTCCAGTAATCCCCCCCCTTTGCCTGCTGTTGAGATATCTTGGCATGGAAATCCTCCTGATACAACATCAACAATTCCTTGCCAAGGTTTTCCGTCAAAGGTTTGAACATCATCCCAAATCGGAAAAGGCAAGAGAATTTTGTCATTTTGTCTGGCGCACAATACGCTTGCTGGATAGGCTTCCCATTCAACGGCACAGACTGTTCGCCATCCAAGCAAATGTCCCCCAAGTATTCCTCCACCAGCGCCTGCGAAAAGAGCCAACTCATTCATACCACCTTCCTTTTATCCCTAAAATCCTGCACAAATTTACGCATTTCTTGATAACTATTGAATCTGGCTCTTGTTGGATCTCCACCACATTCAATTCTGTAGGCAGCTTCAATTTGAGCATCAGTACCCAATGGAAGTAGCTTTTCTTCAGAAGCTTGCTCAATTACCACCTCATCTAACCAATGTTGCCCTTTTAACCAGCGTTCAGGATCTTTACGAAATTTGTTATCAGGCTTGGCTTTTTTGTCTAAAGCAGCCTTTTCAACAATTTTTTGTAATAAATCGTCTTTAAAAGTTATTTTTGACCATGCCTTTAATGAATTTGGTTTACCTACTTTTTTATCATAAGCATCCCAAAATAAATCAAAGCCGACAGGCTGTATGTTTTTTATTGGTTTATGGTTATTGGTTATTGGTTTATGGTTAGCATTGCCTTCGGATTGCGTTGGTATTGCGTTCGCATCAACTTCCTTATGTTTACTGCTCCAGCGAGCCATTGCGGATGCTCTAGCACTAGCTGATTTACCATGAAATTTAGCTATTCCATCCTCGCATCTTTTATGAATATACCCAAATTCAGTCAATTCAAAAAAGTCTGTTAATACGTTTTGAAGCGATTGCTGTTCTTCCGCAGTCCGAACGCTATGCGAACGCATAAGCTTCGCAAGGTCATTACTTAAAGGAATTTCATCCAAATAATAACTATCTAAAAGTTGCCTATAAATTCCATGCTCAAGCAACGATAGATGAGAAGTATCTTTCCGATAATCCCCAATATTGTGTTGGTAGTAGTGCATTTCAGCCCTTCTTAAAAAGATCAGGTCTTAACATTTCTCTTGTTAAACGCAGCTCTGAAAGCTCCTCAATTTGTCGTAAATACTTGAATGGAACCTTAGTAGAGTTCCATAAATAGATTGTCTGGGGCTTAATTCCTAGCTTTTCAGCCAGGTTGATCAGGCTTCCAAATTCAATCTTTAATAAATCTGATGGGTTCATGTATTACTCCTTTTTCTCTATCATATAGCAAAAATATAGGAAAATGCGAGCATTAGGGAATCTCCCTATAAAAATAATTGAAAAAACCTATTGCAAACCTTAATTTTGGTCTATACTGAAAGCTCTTAAACAAGTGATGAAGGGAAATAAAAATGAAACTAGGAATCAGCAAAGAAGGTTATGCAGACTATGTTTGGACTACTCAAGATGGTTACGAAATTACCCAATCTCAAGTAGAAGATATTAGAAGCATTGTTAAAGATGCTACTGGTACAGATATGCCATTTAAAGATGTTTTAAGAATGGTTGATTTATTTAAATCTTTTGCAACTGATGATTTTCGAGTTTAAGGAGTAAGTGATGAAAACTACATTATTAGATTGGATTGGTGTTGTGATTCTTGGAATTGTATTGGCTACCATTTTTGTAGGAGGTATTTAATTATGGGAATGAATAGAGCTGATGCTTACTACGAACCTGATGATTACGATGATCGTTCTGATGAAATTGAGGAACGTACCTGGCAACTCTTAAAAGTTGGTGGCAAATTTGACTATAGAACTTCAGGAGCTATTTCTGAAGCTTTAAGTGAAATGGGAATTGATGATTCTCAGGCCCTTCAAGATGCTATTGATTCAGGTGATTATGAGCAATTAGGTAGAAAACTAATTTCAATGGCTTGTGAATACATGGAAGGTCATGCCAAAGAAGTAGCTGAATTTGAAATTAACGACTAAGGAAAAGTGATGACTAAATTTTTAGAACTACGCAAAATTAACGTAAACGAGCATACTGAAAAGAAAGGTAAGTTTACTTATTTAAGTTGGTCTTGGGCTGTTGACCAGCTCCTTCAACAAGATCCTCAAGCTACCTGGACTTATGGAGATCCAGTTTACTTTGCTGAAACCCTAATGGTATTTTGCTCAGTTACGGCTTTTGGCAAAACTATGACAGCTCAAATGCCTGTCATTAATAACCAAAACAAAGCTATTGCTAATCCAGATGCAATGGCAGTAAATACCGCAATGCAACGATGTTTGGTTAAAGCTATTGCTTTGCATGGTCTGGCTTTATACATATATTCTGGTGAAGATCTTCCTGATGAAGATGTACCTGATTTGACTGTATTAGCAAAAGAATGGGCAGCAGAAATCAATGTATGCAAAACCATTGACGATTTAAAACAAGTTTATGGAACAGCTTATTCTGCTGTAGCTAAAGACAAAAATGCCGTTCAAATAATTGCTAATGCAAAAGACCTACAAAAAGGCATTTTAATGGCATTGCAATCATGACCTGGGCAGATAAAGTAGCCATAGCTACGTTGGTTATAGCTTCAGTAATTTTG